AAATCTAGTTATTTCGAACCTCCTAAAGGTTATTCTATGGTTAGTCCTAAGCTTTATAATATTATGTTGGATTTATTTCCTGATGAGTTAAATGGTTTATTTTTGAAGGACAATCCGTATACAAATACTAAGATTTATCCGTTAGCCGAGTATAATGCAGTTTCTAGATACGCAGGTAGTAAAATTCCGATGGATCCTGGAGGGTTAAAGGTCGCCCTCAGGATGGTAGATCAGTGTTTTAGTTGCTTAAAAAATTCGCCAACTTTGCAGATAGAGGACGCTATTCGAAGTGTCCCTTCATCCACTAGTCCTGGATATCCATGGCAGTTGGTGTTTAGAACAAAAAGAGATTTGCAGGATTCTGCTCTCTTTAAAGTTTTCTACTCAAATTATGTTAATGATATTTTACATGGTTATACTCCTCCAATGTATTGGAGAAATTTTATTAAGAAGGAACTTAAGAAAAAGGAGAAGGTTGACAACCATGATCCTCGTTCAGTTCTTTCGCAACCTATGGAAGGTTCTGTTTTGAATAATCAATTGTACCTTCCAATGAACTTGAGAATGTGTCGAGCTGGAGCTTCTATGGAAATTCCCGTTTTTTATGGAGTTACTAAGTTTAATAGACAATGGCACCGTTTAGCCAAGCGTGTGCTTAGGTTTCCTAATATTAATGATGGAGATGTGTCCTTTTGGGATGGATCGGTGCACAAACTAGTCATGCAATTCGTGCGTGATCTTAGACGTTCCTGGTCATCTCATAAGGGGCTCGATAAGTTACATGAATACTATTATAATAATGTGATATTCTCAATGATCGTTGGAGCCATGGGTGATGTTTTTACGAAAACAGGTGGTATGCCTTCTGGGCAAGGTAACACTTTAGCGGATAATTGCATAATACATGTTATTTATTGGTGTTATCATTGGGTTATGGTAGCTTGTGAAGCTAGACCGGATATGTTTAAGCCCACTTGGGAATCTTTCAAAGAACATTGCGAGTTGATTGTGATGGGTGATGATATAATATACTCGTATTCCGATGCTCTGAAACCCTATTTCTTGCCCCCTGTTGTGGCGCGGACTTTTGCTTCCTTTGGTGTGACTCTTAAATATTCTAGTCCCCAACCGCAAAGTATTGATGAAGTTGAGTTTTGTAGTATGAATTTTAAATTGGTTAAAGGAATTTATGTTCCTGTTTTAAAGCATAAAAAGATATTAGCAAGTTTGTGCTATAAGGATAAAGAAGAGGACCACCCTCGAATTCTTCTTAGACGAATGATGTCATTAAGAATAGAGGGATTTTATGATGATAAATTTATGGAAATCCTCAATGCTTTAATACCCGCTTATATTAGTGAACATAAAAAGGCTCTATTGAGTCCTCTTCCAATTGGAAAAGATGGGAAGCCAATTGGAAATGATAACCAAACCTTCGATCAGATTATGGCCCTTCAATGGTCAGATGCCTTGATCGAAGATCTTTATATGTATGTTGATGAATAGTAGATGAAAAGGGAGTTATCTTTTTTCATTTTTTTGGTTAGCTCCCAATCATCAAAGTTAGCCGCGTTTGCTTTTATTTAGCGGCTTTAAATTTTGTAAATGTCTGTTTTTGAAAATTTAGAATTTAAGTATCATGGTAATTACGGTGGTCCTAATTATACTGGGGGAAAGAAAAATGGAGGTTATGATGTGGAACCTGTGGATGATTTGGATGAATTGTTTCGTAAGCATGATTATGATTATGAGAAAATCAATCACGATGAAGCTGATGCCTTGTTTTTAAGACGAGCTGAAAGTATTCCCTGGTCACTCAAAAAGCAAGGTGCGCAACTTGCGTTTGGAGCAAAAAATTTTGGGCACAAAAGACATGTTAAAGAACCCAATTATAAATATCCTTGGGAGTCGCCAGTGGTAACATCTAGAGGCGACTTTAAAATTGCT